CTACAACAACATCCTTTTCGCTGTAACGGCTGCTGCATTCTACCGCTATTTGATTCAAGGTACAAAAATTAAAATACTGCCACAGCCGGACTCAGGTATCACATTCAAGATGTGGTTCGTGCCTGCGCCACCGAAAATCACTTCTGCTGCACAAACTATCGACGGCATTGCAGGGTGGGAAGAGGTAGTAACACTGACTGCTGCTATACAAGTCATGAACAAGCAGGAGTTAGACGCCTCAGCACTCAAACGTGAGCAGGCAGAAGCAATCGACCGAGTCATTACAATGGCCACGGAGCGGGATGCTGCACTTCCAGAGCGAGTCACCGACCTAGCAGTTGTAAATGAGCAGTTAGCACTATTCCCTGTCATCTTGTGAGGTGACGGGTGAAGAAACTGAAAAAAGTCTTTACTAGAAACGAGGATGTTCAGGCACTACAAGCTAATGTAGCGGACTACTTAGTACAGCTAGATTCATTGCCTGAGCTAGACTCACATTTCATCCAAGATATTGGCCTTACATCGGCAGTAGACAACATCGTACCGCATGAGCTGAATCGTCGCATACAGGGATGGTATGTGGTGCGGCAAAATGCCAACGCTGTGGTGTACGAAAGCAGCACAGTAAACGATAATCCTACTGCGTATGTAATCTTAAGAGCATCGGCAACTTGTACAGTTTCAATTATATTTTTCTGAGGGAATTATGAGCACTACACCTAACATGAGCCTAACCTTACCAGAGGTGTTAGTGACCTCTGGCCCTACTTACGCAACGCAAATAAACACAGCACTAGATGTTGTTGATGATCATGATCACAGCACAGGTAAGGGTAAGCAAATCACGCCAACTGGCTTGAATATTAACCAAGACCTGAGTGTGGGAAACAATCAACTGACGAACGTCAAAGCTCTTAAGCTAACCACACAGGCATCGGTAGCTACTCTCGGTTCCGTATATGTTAAAGGTGTAGATCTGTATTACAGAGATACAAACAACAATGAAATTGCGATTACATCGAGCGGTGCAGTAGCTGTAAGTTCGGTAGGAGCAATTACAGGCTTGGGTGGCACATCGGGTGTAGCATCATATGTATCTGCTTCTGGACTATTCAACTATCAAAGTGACGCATCTACTTTTGCCAAAGTACAAAGTGGAGATATTTCCATCTATTCACGAGCTGGATCTATCGGAGCAGTTAGTGCCGTAACATTCAAAGTACCATTAGCGACTTCTGCTTATGATTTAACTTTGCCTAGCCTTGCTCCGGCAGCTAATCAAATTATGAGAATGGAGAACACAGCAGGGCAGCCTGGTAAATTCGTGGACGTTTTGGGAACCTCTGACCAAGTAACTGTGACACACAATACAGCCAATATAACACTAAGCCTGCCACAATCTATCGCAACATCATCGAGCCCGTCATTTACTGCATTAACACTGACGAGCTTATTAACTGGTGTAGATGCTCTTTTTAGTTCTGATGTAGAAGTGCAGGGAGACTTAGACCTTACAAAAGCTGCCCCTGCTTCACTGAACGCTGGCACATATGACGCAACATTCAACAAGGTGTTAACTAACCTCGTAGAGCCTCAAAGCGGCACAGATATAGTTTTAAATGGTGTGGTCAAAACAGATTCCATTTTGGTTAATTCTGCCTCTGAAATCACCATGGACACAATCAAGCCAACATCAGTCATCACCAATACTGTAAACGAATCTACAGCAGCAAATGGTGTGCAGGTCAGAGGAAAAAGTAACGGAGCGGCTATTCCATCAGGCTACATCGGACAGGAAATTATCTATTCGATGGGCAGTGACTTAGCTATGTTAGTAGGCCCACAATATTACAACTTCACATTTTTTCTCGTTCCTGCTGGTGAGTGGGAAGTGTCTGGAACAGCTCTTTTTCAAATAGATCCAACAAGTATAGGTTCTGGAAATGCAACTGTAAAACTCGATCATGTGCGTGTGGGCGTGAGTAGTGCTTTAGGATCGTTCGATGCTCCACAATACACAAACAGCGTAACGGTTCCACGATTGGCTATTATTGGCGGCAACACATCGTTTGTTACATTCGCTGTCACATCAGCAAAACGTAGAATACGAGTAAGTTCATCGACTACATACTACTTCAATGGTGCAGTTCTGCATGATGCTCTGTCACCAATCAATGGAAGTAAGTTTTTGGCTGCCACTTATGTAAAACTTGAGCGTGTAGGCTAAGGGGGGCAAAATGCCACTACAGAGGCAAGTCATATCCGTCCCTATGGCCGGAGCACTCGACACAAAAACAGATCCTAAACAGACACCAATCGGCAAGTTTCTTGAGCTCGAAAATGCCTACCGTGTGCGAAACGGTGAGCTCGTAAAACGTGACGGTTTCGAGTCTCTCGGTACAACACTCGCAAGTGATGGAGATATTTCCGATGGACGTAAACTAGCGCTGCTTAACAATGAGCTGAACGTCATTACCAATAAGGATATGTACACATATTCGGATGATACAGACCAATGGGTGCTCAAAGGCCCACTTGAAACACTATCAATCGACAACACAGCAGTAGTATCGAACAGCTACGCACAATCTACAGCAGATTCTGCCACAAACGGCAATATAGCTTTGTATGCGTATGAGGATAACAGAACCACACCCAACTCGGTGCGCTACACTATTATTGATAGGCTTTCTAACAGTACAATTGTTGGTGATTCATTATTGGCTGTCAGTAATATTAAGCCTAAGTGTATATCGATCGGCACGAAAATTATGGTTTTCTGTCAAACTGGTAATACGCTTAGGCGCTACATGTTCGACGCCAAAGCCCCAACTACTACTGCGACTGATTTAATCATTGGATCAGATAGTCATGCGGATGCAATATATGATGTTATTAACTTTTTTGGTGCGATATTACTCGCATATAGAGTCAGCACTGGTGGAACAAAATTAGTCTACATAACTCAATCTGGAACGTTAGGTACAGCAACTAACGGATATCCTGCTGCGACTACGTTAGCAGCGATAAATTCAGAGCTTTGTTTAACACTCTTTGCCGATGACGAAAATAGATTCAACTTGGCGTATGCAAACACTTCTAATGGTGTGAAACACATAGGATTATATGCGGACTTCACAACATGGCTGGCTGATGCACAACTTGATAGCTACGTCGGAACAGCGACGACCCGTGTTCGTAACATCACTGGCTTTCAAAAGAATACATTGTCTCATATCTATTGGGACAAAGACGACACAACCGATAAATGGAAACGTGAAGTTATAGATACCCATAGAAATATAATTACCGGAGCTGTTACTACGGGAGCTGGTAATCTCAAATCAGTCTCACTTGCTGGTAAGGTATTCTACACTGATGACAATGGTTTCGTGCCAGTGGTGTACTATTCAGAGCTACAACCGACCATGTTTCTACTGAGAAACGATGGCAATATTAGTGCAAAAATGCTTGCCCAAATATCTAGCGGTGAGACAGCACGCACTGGCCATTTGCCTAGCATGACCGAACTAGCAACCAACAAGTGGGTATTTCCAACTCAGTATCGAGCACGAGTGGAAAAGTTAACGACGGGTGTTGTGTTTAGTCTCACTGGTATAACTGAAGTCATCATGGACTTCGATGATCCTGACATCGGTCAGTCAGCTCAGTTAGGAGAAAATCTCCTTATTAATAGCGGATATCTACAATGCTACGATGGGATGTCTATTTTTGAGTCTGGTTTTCATCTTTATCCAGACCATATTTCGTTATCGTCGGTAGGTAGTGGTGTGTTGTCTGGTGGTACATATTATTATCGAGTGGTGTATGAGTGGACTGATAATAAAAATCAACGCCACAGATCAGCGCCTTCATTTCCTGTAAGCATAACTATTTCATCAAATAACAACATAGTTATCACTGTACCAACTCTATTTATTACAGATAGAAAGAGTCCGAGAAGTGATGTTGTTATCTCGGTATATAGAACTACAGCATCAGGTACATTGTATTATAAAATTTCCGGTGGGCCGCTTTACAATAATACTGGCTCAATCACGACGATTATCACAGATACAACTCTCGATGCAGCCCTGCAAAATAATGAGACTCTTTATACGACAGGTAATGTTGTCGAAAATATTTCACCACCTGCTGGTAAGTTTATCGAACGCTTTAAAAACAGAATGTTCCTTGCAGGACTAGAAGATGAAAACTCGATCTGGTTTTCCAAAGAACATCAGCCTAACCAAGCGGTTGAGTTCAGTGACTTCTTTGTAATTACAGTAGATGACACTGGTGGAGCTATTACAGGTCTAGCGGCACTAGACGACAAGTTGGTCATTTTTAAAGAATCCACCATTTTTGTACTCATGGGTGATGGCCCATTACCTACGGGAGCCCAGAATCAGTTTAACGTGCCACAAATCATTACAACTGATGTAGGTGCAGTCTCGAATGTGTCGATTGTAAAATCTCGTGACGGTTTAATGTTCAAATCCAAGAAGGGCATTTATCTGCTAGATCGTGGCATGAATGTTTCCTACGTCGGTGCAGATGTTGAGCAGTGGAATGACCTTAGTATCACATCAGCCACAGTCATAGACGGACTAAACCAAGTGCGTTTTACGACGGCTGAAGGTCGATGCCTTGTGTATGATCTGTTCTTTAAGCAGTGGTCTACATTTACCAATATTGACGCAATCGACAGCAAAAATTGGCAAGGTAAGTTTATCTTCCTCA